TCGCTTTGGAAAAAGTGCGCTGGCTCAAGAGGTGTATCAAGATGTCAAGGATGGGATACGAAGCAACGTCAGCATCGGCTATCAAATCCGCGAAATGGAACAAAAAAATGAACGCGATGGGACAGTCGCGATTTCATCTTGGGTTCCGTATGAAGCCAGCATTGTATCTGTTCCCGCTGACGCTGGTGTCGGCGTGAACCGCAAAGCTGAATTTGTTGAACCAGTGATTAAGCAAAAGGAGACACCAAAAATGTCTGAAGTAAATCACGATGAAATCCGCGAAGCAGCCGCAGAAGCAGCCAAGCGTGATTTTCAAAAGAATGCCAGCGAGATCATCAATCTTGCTGTTAAACACAACCGCCGTGACCTAGCTGACAAAGCTATCGGTGAAGGTCAGTCTGTTGCACAATTCCGCGCAACATTGCTGGATGCCATTGGCGAAGGCAAGCCACTTGAGCAGTCAGCCGGTGCGGTTGATATGTCAGAAAAAGAGCAGCGTCAGTATTCATTCATCAAAGCTGTTCGCGGCTTGGTCAATGGTTCTGGCTTGCAGGGTCTTGAGCGTGAAGTTTCTGAGCAGATTGCAAAGAACAATGGTCGCGAAGCACGCGGTTTCTACGCACCGGATTCATTCTGGGGCGGCAAGCGTGACTTGACTGTTGGCACAGCCACAGCCGGTGGTCACTTGGTCGGCACAGATCATCTTGGTGATCAGTTTGTTGATGCCCTGCGTTCACGCTTGGTGTTCAATGAACTTGGCGCACGCTTTATGACTGGCCTAAAAGGTGACGTTGCTATTCCAAAGCTTGCAACTGGCGTTTCTGCCGGTTTCGTTGCTGAAAATGGCGCAACATCTGAAGTGAATGCTGTTTTCTCACAGATCACAATGTCACCAAAGTCATTGGGTGCATTCACAGATATCAGCCGCTTGCTGATGATCCAGTCTGACCCGTCTGTTGAGCAAATCATCCGCGATGACCTATTGAACGCAATCGCTCAAAAGGTTGAAGATGTTGCCATCGAGGGCGGCGGTTCTAATGAGCCAACCGGCATCACTGGCACAACTGGCATTGGTTCAGTTGCTATCGGAACAAACGGTGGCGCAATTGCTTGGGATGATATTGTCAACTTGGTTAAAGAAGTTGAAGTTGACAACGCTGCAATCAACGGCAACACCCTTGCCTATTTGACCAACCCAAAGGTGAAGTCACTGATGGCTTCAACTGCAAAGGTTGCATCAACTGACAGCGTAATGTTGCTGGATTCGCCTTGGAATAGCCTCTATGGTTATGACCTTGCGATCACCAACAACGTGCCGTCAGACCTGACCAAAGGCACCGGATCTGCACTTTCTGCAATGATCTACGGTGACTTCAGCCAGCTAATGATGGGCTTCTTCAGCACACCAGACATCTTGATCGACCCATACACAGCCGGTTCAACAGGCGCGGTTCGCATCCGCGTTATGCAAGAACTAGACATTGCTGTTCGTCACGCACAGTCATTCGCTGCGTGTCTCGACATTGATGCCTAACTAAACTGACGGGGCGGCGCAAGCCGCCCTGTCTTTCCCATAGGGGCGTAATATGAAAATCAAATGCAAACGCAATATTCTAATTCAAGGCAAGGCGCACGTTATTGGCGACATTGTTGAATTGCCGGAAAACATTGGTTTCGATTTGGTCAATACCGGCAAGGTCGAAGTGGTTGAAGATAAAGTTGGCATCACTGATCGGGCAATTGGCCTTACAAAGAAATCAGCGGCCAGCCTAGTAAAGCGGAACACAAAGAAAAATGCCAAATAGATTGATTAAAATCACAGCTATCAAAGACTGCCAAGCGGGTTCGGTCGGCATTATGCTTGCCGGTGAAGATCACGATGTTCGCGAAGATGAGGCGAACAAGCTGATTGATCGCGGCTATGCAAAGCTATGGTCAGCTAAAAAGGCAAAAGCTGTCGAAGTGGATGCCGACTAATGGCTGTCGAAACCGCAGATGATCGCGCCATCTTCATTGGCGTTGACGATTTTGGGGTTGCAGCGACCTATTCGGGCGGCACTATCAATGGCATATTTGACAATGATTTCGTTGAGGTTGACGCTGGTGGGGGCGTTGGCTTTGCATTACAACAACCACGATTTGTTTGCCGCACCGCAGACGTATCAACCGCCGCTGAAGGCGACACTATCACGATCAACGCGGTGGCCTACACGATGCGGATTGTCCAAGATGACGGCACTGGTATGACCACGCTGGTATTGGAGAAACAATAGATGGCGCACGTTCGTCAGCAAATCCGCGACCAGATCGTGACGGCACTAACGGGATTGACCACCACCGGCAGCAACGTATTTCGCAGCCGTATATTTCCGCTGGAACAGACAAAGCTTCCGGCACTTTGCATTTTTACCAAGAGCGAAGCCACCGAATTTGATACAATCACTTTGGCGCGTTCTGTGAATAGGGTTCTTGACGTTGCTGTTGAAGCATACGTTTCTGGCACAGCGAATTATGACAATGCGCTGGATGGAATTGCGGTTGAGGTTGAAGAAGCCATTGCCGCTGATGTGACGCTGAACAATCTGGCAAAAGATGCACAGGTTGTTGCGTTTGAGGCTGATTTTTCGGGTGACGGTGAACAGCCGGTGGCCGTTGGTCGGTTTACAATATCGGTGCAATATCGCACCAAAGAAAATGACGTTGAAACTGCCGTTTAGGAGATTAACCAATGGCGACTTTTAAAGGAAACGATGGGTCAGTCCTAATCGGCACTGACGTAATGGCTGAAGTGATCAGCTTTTCACTGGATGAAACCGCTGACACAATTGAAGATACAGTGATGGGTGATGCTGCTAAAACATATCAAGCATCATTCAAGGATTTCACCGGTACTGTTGAAACATATTTTGACGATACTGACACAGCGCAAACAAACTGCCGCGCTGGTGATAGCATCACTTTGAACTTGCAAATGGAAGGCAACACATCTGGCGATCATAAGCTGACAGGTTCAGCGATTGTCACCAGCTTTTCACTTGGTGTAACATCTGATGGCATCAACACCGCCACCTATAGCTTTCAAGGCACTGGTGGTTTGACTGAAACAACCGTTTAAGGGGTAAATTATGGGCTTGGGAGAACAGATCGCCGCAAGGCGTAACCGCGACCGAAAGGTCATTAGAGTTGATGAGTGGGGCGAAGATGGTCAGCCGTTGGTTATTTATTCTGGCTCAATTACCGCCGGAGACATCGACAAGCTGCAAAGAAAGCATAAAGACTTTCTAAACAATATGACGATTAGCGGAATGGTTGATCTGATTATTACCAAAGCTGAAGATGCCGATGGCAAGCGGATGTTTACGTTAGAAGATAAGATGCACCTAATGGGTGACAGCGTGGCCTTGATTGCTGATATTGCTGGGCAGATGTTTGGCGATGTTGAAAGCGTTGGGGATGCGGAAAAAAACTAAAGGGCGACCCGTTGAGGCTGAATATGCTGGCCTTAGCGGATCGCCTTCACAAGACACAAGCCGAAATTGAAGAATTGACGCTGACAGAACTGAATGAATGGTTCGCATATTTTAAGGTGATCGAAGATGGCAAATCAAAATCTTAATTTTACCATCACCGCGAAAGACCTTACACGCGGCACGTTCCGCAAACTGAACCAATCACTAGGGCTTGTTCGCAAAGCACTGTTCAATTTCAAGGTCGGTCTGACTGCCGTTGCTGGTGCGGCTGGTATTGGCTTGCTGGTCAAGTCATCACTGCAAAGCATCGACACGCTGGGCAAGACTGCGACCAAGCTGGGTGTCACCAGTCAAGCACTGCAAAAGCTGCGATATGCGTCTAATCTGGCTGGCGTGGAAACGCGCACAGTCGATATGGCTGTGCAACGCTTTACGCGGCGATTGTCAGAAGCGGCTAACAATACCGGCGAAGCTAAAGACGCGCTAAAAGAACTTGGCTTGAACGCCAAAGAACTGACTAAACTTTCCCTTGATGAGCAAATGCTAAAGCTGGCTGATGCGTTTGATAACGTGCAAAGCAGCGGCGATAAAGTGCGTCTAGCGTTTAAGCTGTTCGATAGCGAAGGCGTGGCGTTTGTAAACACGCTGGAAGGCGGCAGCGCAGCCCTGCGACAGATGTTCCAAGATGCTGAAGGGCTTGGCTTCATATTATCGTCAAGCGCGGTCAAGGGCGTTGAAGAAACAAATGATGCAATGATGAAGCTGGGAACGATGTTTGGCGGCGTGCGCGATCAACTGGTTGCAGCATTAGCACCGGCATTGCGCGTGATTGTTGACTTGATGCGAAATAAGATTGTGGCTGCAATTAAACAAGCTGGCGGCATAAAAAAGTTTGCTAAAGATTTAGCTATTGGCGTTATAAATCTGGTTGAAAAAACAGCAAAAGCAATTGTGCGTTTTGCGGCTGAATCACAGCGCGTTGTTTTGAGGCTTACCGAAGCTGGCGGGCTTTTGTTCAGTGTTTTTGATGAAAAACTTGCGAAAAGAATTTTCAATTTCACTGACAATTTTCAAAAAATGAGCAGAACATTAAACACGACTTTGTTTTCTGATTTGCGTGCAGCGGTTCAAGGCACATCTGATGCCGTTGGTTCTTTGAATGGTAATATGGAACAAGGCAACGAAACCGGCAAGACGTATCGCAAACAGTTAATGGAATTAGCTGACAGCGCAAAGGATTTGCAAAAGAATATGGAAAGCGCAGCGGTGCGCGGTATTAAGTCGCTGGAAGATGCGCTTGTTGATGTGACTATGGGAACAGCCAGCGCGAAAGATGCGTTCAAGTCGATGGCTAAGTCAATCATCGCAGACCTTGTTCGCATCCAAATCCAACAAAGCATCACCGCGCCACTGGCAGCGGGTATGGCTGGCGGCGGTGGTATAGGCGGCTTTATCGGCGGCTTATTCGGTTTTGCAAATGGCGGCCGTCCGACTAAAGGCAAGCCAGCAATCGTTGGCGAAAAAGGCGCGGAATTGTTCGTGCCGGATAGTGCCGGAAGGGTCATTCCAAATGACAAGATTGGCGGCGGGGTTACTGTTAATCAGACCATCAACTTGTCGGCTGGTGTATCGCAGACGGTACGCGCTGAAGTTGTTGGGATGTTGCCGCAAATACAAGAGGCCGCAAAAGCGGCTGTCATTGACGCACGCCATCGCGGCGGTTCATTCGCGTCCAGCTTTGGGGCATAGTTATGGCTGAAACCTATCCATTGGCATTTCCAACGCAAACAGGGATTGCGCGTGTCGAGATCACGGCGACAGATGTTGTGGCAATTACCGAAAGCCCGTTCACGTTTTCACAGCAAGTCGTCCGTCACGCTGGCGCACGCTGGTCGGCAACGATCACGATCCCGCCGGTGAAGCGCGAAGATAGCGAATATTGGAACAGTTTTTTGTTGCGGTTGCGTGGGCAATTTGGCACGTTCTTGCTAGGCGATCCCAATGGCGCAACGCCACGCGGATCAGCGGCATCTGCGGCTGGCACGCCACTTGTAAATGGTGCAAGTCAAACTGGCAATGAATTGAACATTGACGGTTTACCAGCAACGGCAACTGGCTATCTAAAAGCTGGCGATTATATCCAGCTTGGCAGCGGTGCGTCAGCGCGGCTTTATAAAGTGCTTGAAGATGTTAGCAGCAACGCCAGCGGTGAAGCCACGTTGAACTTGTGGCCGGATTTGCGATCATCGCCGAATGATGATGCGACTGTTGTGGTCAGTAATGCAAAAGGTGTTTTCCGGCTGACTAGCAATGAAGCAGTTTGGACAATCAACAACGCTGGTTTTTATGCGATAAACTTTGCTGCGGTCGAAGCACTATGACGCGCACTGGTTCACCATCCGGCTTTAATGATGCCAGCTTCACCGC